ATTCACAGTGGGGAGATGAGTCCCTTGACTGCTTCACGCATAGTTGAATGCACAGAAGACCAAGTTGTTCGTCATGTGGATAAACATCTTAAGCCAATTGTGCAGAAATCTGCTGCGAACATGATTGCAAAGAAGGAAATCGATGAGATTGAGACTTTGAGTGCAAACGTGCAGAGATTGGAGCAAAAAATTGATACTTTATTCGGTGAAGACTCCACTGACCCGAAATATATCGACTCGTTGACCAAGTTGGCTAAGGAGGTTCGTGAGTCTTTGAAGTATTTGCTAGAGTTCAAGGGCAAATTGGTGCATAAGAGGCAAGACACTATCATCGTTCATCAGATGCAGGTCATCAAGGAGGTTCTAGCACAGAACCATCCTGATGTTTGGTTGGATGTCAGAAGCAAGATGGAGGAGAAGTTGCAATGAGTTGGTTTCAAGTTCTGAAGGAAGATGACACTCCTGAACCTAGAAGGGAGGAGATTCCTAATTTTCGTGACAAGGTGATGAATACCTCTAGATGGCAAACCAGTCGTAGAAAGGAAATACTCGATGCAGTGACAACAGATGAGGCTCTTGAGAGGTACAGGGAAGACCCCGATGTTAAGGAATTGATAGAGAAGAAGAATCAGAGTTTTATTCAAGATATAGAATTCATAAGAAGACTTCTTACCGAAGACACTATCACCAATAGAAGAGGAAACACTTTCAAATCCCTAAAAGATATGTTAGGGTCAAGAGCAACTCAAATGGCTAAGAGACTAGAACTTCTAGGTAAAGCAAAGAAGACTAGTTCAGGAAATATCAGGGAAAGCACAGAGAAGACTTTCAACACATTAATCGCAGATAAGAAATGGGGAGAACTTCTACAAGTTCTTTCAGTTCCAAAATCCAAAAGCAGATTCAAGCAAATGATAATTGGTGACTCTCCACTTAGGAAGAAAATCTATGATGAGACAAGGGACTCGGAATATGCCAATGATTACTCTATACTTCTGAACAAAGACCAAGAGAGTTTCATTAGCATAGACTATGACCGTGATATTTCAGATGACGCTGCTAAGAAGTATGTCGCACATCTACTTAACAAAGTCAAAGCAACGCCAGCACAGAAAACGAGTTTCATTGATGAGAAAAGTACAGGTAAAATGTCAATGACTAGACTCTTCTATTCGGGTAGAGGATTGAATCCTGCTCTTGAGTTTCTTTTGGAGAATGAGAGTTTCAACACAAGTGCGATGGTTAAGGGAAAGAGGATGAGGTCTTCCTTTATTGATGAGAAACTGATGAGCAGTCTAAGAGGTAAGAAGAAGGGTGAAGTTCCCATACCTGACATACTTCGTCAAGCCTATGAGCAAAGAGCAGATTTTACTGCTGGTGATGCAGATAAACTGAGAGCGTTGAAAGAGGCGAAGAAGAAAGGCGAGAGTGCCTTGAAGAGAAAGTTAGAGGAATACTATCCCGAAGAGATGGAGAAGTTTCGACAGGATTTCTTGGATTATCAAAAAGAGAAATCAGGACAAGTTGAATCAGGTCAGGCATACAGGGAACTGTTAGAGGACATAGAAGAGGAGTCTCTTGATTTCGTCAATGACGCTTTGGGAACAAAGATGACCGCCAGTGAACTGTCTAGCAAGAAGAAGGAACTCACTGAGAAACTACGAAGGGTGATTGAGGGCAATGCAGACGAAGCAGATAAAGCGACTTTCGCTGAGGTTGAGGCTATGGATGAGGAGCATCCATTCCTGTCAGAAGATTTCACTAGAAGAAAAATCATGAGTAAGAAACTAGGCATAGGTGCTACTCCTGCTGATATAGTCATTGCGCTGCAACTAGCGTCTAACATGGTTGGCGGTGGATTCACTGTTGATGAGATAGAGCAATACTTTGAGGACTTAGAGGAAATAGAAAATGCAGAGAAAACTACCGACTTGACTAGATTCGTAAAAGTAGAAGAAGGGGCAGATGCAGATATTGCTAAGTTGAAAGTAAGAGCAGAGAGGGAAAGGAGAGACAAGTTCCTAGATGAAGTCAGAGATGATTATGCCAAGACTAGGAAGGCATTGATGGATAGAATCAAGAACACTATGAAGATGGTTCTCAAAGAGGGCAGGAAACTAGGTGTAGGTTTCGATAGAGCAGCGAAGAGAGATGCTGAAGGAAACATAGGAAGAATTGTGACTAGGAGAGATGCTGAAGGAAGAGTAGTAGCCACTAGGGATAGCGTAGTTTCTACATTTGAATTTCTTGAGCCATACTTCTACTTACTTGGAGCATTGCAAATAGAAACATGAGGTATTGAAATGAGCGAGGAATTTGGTAACTTCTTAGAAAATGGGATTAAGGCTTTCAGTGATAGGAGAACTGCTAGGGAGTTTGTTAAGACAATCAATGACCCTAATCTCTTGGTTAACTATCTTGAACAGAATGACGTTGGTGAGATGATTGGAACGAAAGACCCCAAATCAAAAGTTTTGACATCGCCTCTCTTAACTAGGGATGATGTTGATAACTCCATAAAACTGCAAACTTACATCTCGACACTAAGCAATGTCGCAGCAGGTAAGGAGATAGTCGAAAGGTTGCAAATCAAATATCCGGGATTCAGCACCATACCATCGACAATCAGAGGACAAATGGTTCAGAAACTGATAGAGAAGTACGGCTTGAAGATGACTAAGCCAACTCAGAGTCGTGCTGAAGAGGGTTCTACTGGTGAGAGAAGGCTTATGGCTGAATATTTGGGTCTGTTCTCAAACAGGAAAACTGGAAGGGATTTGACACTATCTGCTTTGAGTTCAGCATCGATAGATGGTAGAAACCTCATACTAGATTCAGACGCACCTGAGTTGGATAGGAAGAAGGCGATAGAGTTCTTCAAGGAACACTCAGAAAGTCAAAAACTATCTCCTCTAGTGGCAATGCTTGAGAGGTCACTTGTAAGTGGTTCAAGAATAACTCAGCCAAGTGATGTTTTACAGGAGTTCATTTCAAAGGGGGATTTGAGATTCACCGTAAACAGACAGAAGATATACAAGTATTGGGAAGGAATAAATGAAAAGTATGAGGCTTTTGTCACAGCGCACAATCAATTCAAGGAAGGATTGAGCCAAGCATTCACCGAGGAAGACAGGAAGAAACCTGAGACTCCTAGTGAGTTAATCAAATACATTAATGCCTTTGAGAGTGCGAATCCTTCTGACCTCAAATATGTATTCAAGTATGAATCGGTAAGAAGCACCACCATCGACAGTAAGGACAAGTCGTTAGAGGCATTGGACAACTTCTTGGATGCCATAAGAGAAGCACCTCCTGAGAGGTATACCACATCTAGTGGCTTTTCTCAAACAGAAGAATCATCCACTGGTCAAACGGCTGCGCCTAAAAGAGATAAGGAAACTGGGGCTGTCTCATTTACAGGTGAGATGGATAGTGCTGTTGGTCAAGAAAACATAGTCACTGTAAATAAGATAGAAAGATTTCGTGACCTGATTGAATCTAACATACTTGATATCAAACTAGACCCACTCTACGCCTACGCATATGAAACAGGAAGTGCAGGGTTCAAGATAACCCCTGCCATGAAAGGAGACTTGCAGAGACTAACGAATCGTGTCAAGAAAACCGCTATCATGCTAGAACTAAGTAACTCTGCTCTGAGAGAGTTGGATAGGTACATGAAGGATATCAAAATGAAGACAGTAATCTCGGATGGAGATTTCTTCCTACCTTACCAAGAGGAATTGATAGGTAGAATAAGGTTCGATAAAGACCCGCCGAAAAGCAAAACAAATGCAATACGGAAATACTTGGATAATATTTCAAAATTCATCTCTGCCGGACAGGAGGCTGAAAGAGGCACAGGTATAGGTGTCCGTCAAAGAGAAGTAGTTGAGGGAGTCGCTCTTCCGGGTGCGAAAGAAACAGGAGTGGCTTTACCATCGAAAGGAAGAATGAGAAGTCAGTTGGACAAACTAAATGCCGATGTAAAAATAACTGAAACGACTGAAGAAGATGGTAAGAAAACTGAGAAAGTAGTGAATTACAATCTCCAAAAGGTCTATGAGAACTTGCTAGATAAAATCAATGATTACTTTGTTCAACCCGCTACCTCAGACTCAAGACCATTAGCACGAAGATTTGAATGGATGGATACCACCACTCTAACTATCTTGGGTTCAAGAAGAAAGAATAGCAATGCCTTCCTGACAATGCTAAGTTTACAGAGGTCAAACATAGATGGAATACTATTAGATGAGTCTAGCATGGGTAGTGTTGTCACTGTTCTACAAGCACTATCAAAACCAGTATCCTCACAAAACGTTGATTCCTTTATGCGACTATTGCGAAATACCGCATTGGCAGTCGATGAGGTTTTCAAAGGCGATGATAGTAGAGCAGTAAGTATAGAGTTTGGAAATCTAGGATATAGTATCCTAAGTAGGAACAGTATCAGTACAGACATAGAATTTGGGATAGGAGAGAAAAAGAAACTAAAATTCTGGAAGGATGAATACGATAAATCATCCAGCACTATCTATCCATTCGCAGCGTTGTATTATCACATACTACTAAACGAGAATCTATACAGACAATACGGAGGTCAATATCCTTCACTCATCTCTAGAATGAAAAGAATAGAGGATAAACTGGACATCATCAAGAGTGAGATGGAGGTAAAGTATCTACATGCTCATGACACTATAAGGAAGATGATGAAAAAGCCCCTATACTATGGAATAAGTTCCGTCAATGATTTTGATGATATGCAGGAGACCATCTCAATCATGAAGTCAAAGTTCAACACTGATTTGACTGCTATGGAAGTGGAGGGGATTGTCTCTGAGATAGATTCAATGCAGAATCTCAGTAGCAAGTACGGAATATCAACAGAGGGGGTCTATTACCTCAAAGCAATACACAGGTGATAGAATGGTAACTATTTCCTCAAGGTTGTATTCTGAAGACGAGATGCTAGACCTGATGAGAGAGTTTCATGGTGATGCTAGGGATTGGCCTAGAAAGAACGGCTTCAGACCTAGAAGGGATTGGGGAGGTAACAAATACTCTAGCAATAATCCTCTATACTACGTTGCTTTTGATGGTGATAAACCAATAGCCTTTGGCGGTTTTGAAGATAATGGTAAGTTCATAGTAAGTGCAGGAATGAGTGTCCACCAAGACTATCGCAGAAAAGGAGTAGCGAACAGACTCATCACAAAGAGGAATGATAAGTATTCCTCAATGAACAAACCAGCATTAGTTGCTGTCAATACTAAGTCAATGGGTTCAGGAGACTGGAAGAGCAAGTGGACAAGAACTGGTTGGATTGACTCACCCGAAGACTCAGAGATTAGCGAAGAGGATAAACTTGCTATTCCTTCTGAGGTCTTAGAATACCATAGAAAAAGATATGGAGACAATTGGATGCTACTCCCTATTGGCTCTAAACCTATGGCGAAGGCTTGGTCTATACTATACAAGGGGGATTTCTCATGGAAGTAGATAATCTAGATTTCATGTCTTCTATGGATATGGAGTTATCAAAGAACTCCTTTCCATACTTCTTCAAGAATGTATTGGGAATGATGTTTCCACCATATATGGAAGAATGGTTAGATGGAATGGAGAAGACGGATAGAACTGTTATCATTTGTTCAAGAGACCACGGAAAATCAGTTTTCATGCATTGTTGGGTAGTTTGGAATCTAATCTTTCAAGAACCTCCATATCAGATGCTTTACATCTCCTCTAACCAAAAACAGACATTGGTTCACATGAGGGAGATTGATAGATACTTCAACCATCCAGCACTGAAAAAATACAAGCCTAGTCGTGGATGGGCAATCGGTAATATTCAACTAACCAACGGTAATGCGATTTTAGAGCGTTCCGTTGGTTCTCAGATTCGTGGTCTTCACCCGCAGGAGATTATCATTGACGACCCCTTGAAGGAGTTCAGTCTCGCTGGTATTCAGAGAGTAACCGATTGGTTCTTCGGAGATATGATTCCAACTCTACATCACACATCTAAGTTGAGAATGATTGGAACGCCGTTTACTTACACTGACATCTTTGCACAATTAGAGGAGAATGAAGCATATACTGTAACAAAGTATCCATGTCTGAATGCATTGAATGAACCCCTTTGGCCGGAACGTTGGGATTTCGATGCACTCATGCAGAGGAAGGCTGAGATAGGTTCTCTCAAGTTTACAAGAGAGTATCTTTGTGTACCGATATCAACAGGCACTGCACTATTCAATCCTGAGTTCATAGAGAAGTGCAAGAACAAAGAATTTGTTTTGAAGTTGGGGAACAGAAAAGACAAGGGATACAGATACTATGTCGGTGTTGACCCTGCTATTTCTACTGATGGCGATTACAATGTCATCACCGTTCTAGAAGTAGATGATGAGCAAAATAAGGCAATCGTTCATGTCGATAGGGCAAAGAACATCGAGTTCAGAGAAAACATAGAGAAGATACGACTGATTGGTAAGGTGTTTGAACCGGAGGAAATCTTGTTTGAGACCAACACCTTCGCAAAGGCATTCACACAAGAATTGAAGAATATGACAGATTTGAATGTCAGGGATTTCAATACAACTAGAAAGAAGAAACAGGAGATAATTCTAAATCTCCAAATGAATATAGAGAATCAGAAGATAATCATGCCGTATGGTGACAATGCAAGTAGAAGACTTACTAATGCGCTGATAGAAGAACTATCGATGTTCTCAATCACTGCTAGTGGCAAGTTTGAGGGAGTTGGCGCACATGACGATTTAGTGATGAGTTTGGCCCTCGCTAATGCGGCTTCACAAGGAACAGGAGAACAGTTCATTCTGCTAGATGATTTGGACATCTTTGATGAACCCTCTACTATTCGGAGTAGTATGCCGGGGATACTCGGCTTGAATTTTTGAGGTTTAGACATGGGTGAAAAAGGAGACAAACTCAGGGAAGCAGCAGAACTTGCTGACCAAGAGGAAGCACTCCAAGAACAGAGAAAAAGAATCACTGATGAACTGAAGAGGTCTTGGCTATCAGAGCAGCCAATCGCTAGTCATACTGATATTGAGAAGAAGTTCGCAGAGGAACATAGACTAACACTGAGCGATGCTCAGAAACACCTGTCTACTAATCTGAAGAAATATGAGATAGAGGGAAAGGACATTCCTTTGCTAATCAAGGAACTTAGGGAATACAGAAGGTCTCTCAAGGGAGAGGAAAAGATAGCAGTAACGAAATCAATATCAAACTTGATTGAGTCTTATTCAGACCATTTGGATAAAAGCATAGATAAAATCTACTGGCTAAGAAAGTACAAACCTGCACTAAAAGATATGAGTTACGATGAGGAGAAGTTAATCAAACTCTCAATGGTATACGAAGAAGATGTACGAAGAAATATCATAGATTCACTCTGCAAGTATTGGGAAAGTAAACTTGAGAGAAGCGGTATGCCCTTCAATGAAGAATATGCAAAGTTAACCAAAGAAATGTCTGTTAGCAAGAGAGAGTTCGGAGATATAGTAAACAAGTACATGGTTAATATTGGGCCAAAAGAGATACTGAAGAGACACATAACACGTTTAGTTTGTGAAGAGCAAGGTGTCTCCCCACGACAAATCCATGACAGACTACCAAAGAACTTGGCGAGAAAAACCTCCCCTACCATAATCTCAAAGTTGGCTAAATCTGAGAACATAACAAATGTCAATGGGGCATTATACAAGATGAGTGATGATATCAAGAAAGATATCTATGCATATACTGCTGCATTCATTGACTCGGATGGCTATATTACAATGGATAAGAACCACAACCCAAGAGTAGGACTAGTCGCAACCGGAGACAGAGGAAAGGCATTTATGTTGGAGATGAAAAAGTCTCTAGGTATTGGAAGACTACATCTAGACCAAAAATCTCCACAGGACACTAAACCAATTAACAGGCTCAATTTTTACTCACAGGCTGAAGTGACAGAACTTCTAACGAAGTGTCTGCCTCATTTCAAACTGAAGAAAAGAAACGCAGACATATTATTAGAATTGATGAGAATGAAGAAGAGCCATAAGAAGGCATCTTGGTATAATGCTAGGAAAGTAGAGTTGTTCAAACTCATGAAATACGAAAACCACAAAGACGATAAGAACTATGATTTCGGTAAATACGAAATAGACATAGACACTGTTGCGAAATACTATGACAATAACAAGACTAGCGAGATGGATAAATTAGAATCCATAGCAAAGAATGAGGATGAGTAAAATGGTAGAAGAAAAAAGAGTCACCTTGTTCCAACGAGTTAACCCATTCAATAGGTTGACACGAAGAACGACACCAAAGCCTGAAGACAGAACAATATACAATCCGGGGATACAAGAGAAAGATACAGCCTATCTCATAACTGGCCCTATTGTATATCACATAGCATACCAGTCTGTGATAACTAGAACGTGTATAACCCAATTGAAGAACGAGGTATTCAGAAGAGGCTATACTTGGGAAGAAAAGTTCACAGCGAAGTGCGGGGATTGTGGTAGGGAACATCAACAACCAACATTAGAGTGTGTAGAATGTGGAAGCACTAACTTGGTAAAACCTGACCGAAACCAACTAAAGTATATTCATGACTTACTAGATGGCTATGTCAATAAGTCAGAACAATTATTCATTGACGTTCTCAAGGAACTTGAAGATGACCTGAACATTATGGATGATGCATATCTAGTAATGGTCAAGGAATACTATGTAGATGGAAACGGAGATATTCGTATGCATCGAATCAAGGAAGTCTATCGTGGAGACCCTGTTAGTATGCACATATATGCAGATGACAATGGGGAGAGAGGGCATGAAGGATATACATGCTTAACTCATCGTGACCAAATCACGAAAGACCCATCGGCAGTTTGTGACTTGTGTGGTTCTGACCTACATCCAGTACATTATGTAAACAGAGCAAACGGAAAGGAACAGGCTTTCATTGAGGGAGAGGTACTGCACTTCAGTAAATACTCCCCCTCTAGATTGTATGGCAGGTCTCCTGTCATGACGATGTGGAATCACATAACTACTCTGATAGCAATGGAGAACTATGTCAATTCTGCATACACAAAGGCTAGGAAGCCAAGAGGAATACTTGCAGTTCAAACGAGAAACATGGAATCCATGAAGTCATTTTGGCGAGGAGTGGGTCAACTTCATGGACAGTATCAAGGAGATGGATTACATACAAGTCAAGGAAGACTTGAGAGATAGAATCGCTGCATTCTACGGAGTAAGTAAAATCTTCATGGCAGACAACTCTGCAAGTGGTGGTTTGAACAACGAGGGTATGCAGATACTCGTAACCAACAGAGCAGTTGAAATGGCTCAGACGATTTGGAACAACTATGTCTTCCCATTCATGACTGAAGAATTTGGCATTACCGATTGGAAGTTGGTATTGCCACCCTCAGAGGAAGAGGATGAGATTGCCAAACTGAGAAAGAGAGAGATTGAAGTTAATGTAGCAGCGTCAATCAAGAATCTTGGTTTTGAAGTTGACATGGATGACAAAGGTAGATTCACTTTCAAGAAGCCTGAGCCAAAACCTGAACAACAAGGGCCAAAGAAAGAGGGAGAGGAAAAGGTGGAGACTGACCCATTCGCAGGTACGGATATTGATGCTAGTCAATTAGGGCAGTTACAAGAACAACAACTACTAGGCGGAAGCAAACCGCAAGAAAACCCACCTGCAACTAGGAACAAACCATCTATGGAAACTGGCCCTGATAAGAGATTTACAGGATTACCACAAGAAGCAGGTAATCAGAATGTTGATTCAAGAACAGAGAGGAGAGTAGGTTGAGCGACATACTTGAGTTTGTCAGAAAGTGGAAGGAAGAGATAGACAGACTCAATGCAGAAACAGATGAAAGACTACGGAAATACTTGGAGGGAGAGAAATGACTTGGCAGGATGTTCTGAAGAGAAAGAAGAAGGCTCGTAAGAAAAGAAAGAAGTCAAACGTCAATGCCGCAGGTAACTATACCAAACCCGGTATGAGAAAGAGGATGTTTCAGAGAATTAA